AAATTTTTATAATATAGTTATTATTAATATAGTTTTATAATGTTTTAAATGAATAATGTAATATGGCTGAATCTATTGACAATTTTGATCCTTCAAATATTGGAGGTGAATTAGAAGATCCTGTAGACAATCCTGCGGATAACCCTTTGGATAATGATAATCCATCAGGATCAAGTTCTTCTGTAAATGATGCTATCATTGATGATTTGTTAAAATCTCAAGGTATTTCAGATAAATCTGCAATTAAGTTCGAGAATGATGATAATACCATAACAACTCGCCATTGGGAAGATCTTACGTATGAAGAAAAAATGAATATTTTACATACAAATGCTCAAGAAGGAAATAATGATGATCTTTATGATGATGAAATAGAACTTCTTAACAGTATTCGTAACAGTAAAATGACACCTATGGAATATTTTCAAGCTGTTCAACAAGCAGCTTATGAAAATGCCAAAAATTCTATTTCAGATAATTTTACAGAAAAATATGAAATAGATAATATGAGCGATGACGAACTTTTCGTTTTTGACACATTAAGTAAATTAGGTGACGACAATGTCACTGATGAAGAACTTGAAGATTTACTTAATAAATCAAAAGAAAACGAAGCTCTTCATAATAAAACAATTGAATCTTTAAGAACTTTTTATAAACAAAAAGAAGATGAATTAAAATTACAAGAACAGGAAGAAATTCAAGCACAACAAGCTGAAGAATATGCAGAATTTCAAAATTCTGTCCTTAATGAGATTACATCATTATCCACAATGGGCAATCTTGCTATTAACTTGAATACTGATGAAAAGAATGAATTAGCTAATTTCATTTTAACGAAAGATCAAACTAATTCTACTGAATTTGGTAAAATTATAGAAGATCCTAAACAATTTGTTAAATTAGCGTTTTGGGCATTGAAAGGAAATGATATAGTAAGTGAGATGCAAAATCAAATTAAGGCTGCTTATGATAAAGGTCTTAATGATGGAAAGAAAAGACCTCAAGTTGTAGTAACTAATCCTAATACTAATCAAAATTTTAACTTTAACGGTTCTGCAGCTTTTAGAGATGTATAACCCTTACTTATATTATATAACTTAATTTATTTACAATGTTAGTAGCAAATTTTGTTTCAACACACGCTACAATGGGTTCTACTAGAACTCATGAAGATTTTGGTAAATTTCTTGGAAGAAAGCCTTATAAGTTAGGTGTTCTTGCTAAGCTTTATCCTAACAATACTATCAGTGCTTTAACTGATTTACTTGGTAATGTTTGGATGGGTGATCAAAAGAAATCTTTCGGTGGTTTTAAATCTATTGATTCTGATTTCTATGAATGGGAAATTGAAACCAATCAAATTAAACGTGTTCCTTTTGCAGCTGTACCTGTAGAAAATGGTGCAGACGGTTCTGAAATTGAAATGATTTTCCCAGAAAATTATTATCAAATTCACGAAATCTTTAAAATTGAAGAGTCTGGTCAACAATGTTTTGTTGTATCACCTCCTGTTCGTAAAGCTGATAATATGTGGTCAGTAATGGTTCGTCTTATTGATGATGACTACAGTTCAATCCTTGATGTAGACGCTTGCCAAGTAGGTATGTACACGAGATGGATTGGCAATGCCAAGCCGGAACTTAATGATTGTGGTAAATTATTTTTAGTACTTTTTGTAATGCTTCAATCCGCTCATATATAATGAGTGCAAAATTAAAAACACATTCTTAATTGCTGGAAACGCTTAACCTAAATGGAAAGCCAATCAGCAGCCAAGACTTTAGATTACACAAGCTATTTTAGACGTGCTAAAGTAAGGTTCAACGACTAGTCTGGATAGACGTAAAATAGTAACAACTATTTGAAATGGAATGAATTTATGACAAAAACTGAGTATATCGTATATCTGACTGTTAATATCCTTAATTATAAAATATATGTAGGAGTTCATGGTACAGAAAATGATAAATTTGATGGTTACATTGGATGTGGAGTTTTTACTACAAGACCAGCATCCTATCAACACCCTAAAACACCTTTTCAACACGCTGTAAAAAAATACGGAGTTAAGAATTTTATTAGAATTGAACTTGGTAGATTTAAAAATGCAGAAATGGCTTACAAATTGGAAGCAATGATTGTTAATGAGGAATTTGTGAAAAATCCTTGCACATATAATCTAGCTTTAGGAGGTCAATTTCATAATGAATCAGCTAACCCAAGTAAAACAGTATATGTCTATAATTTAGACGGTGAATTTGTAGCTGAATTTTCTAGTATAGACAAAGCTGCCAGATTTCTTAATCCAAAAGCAAAAAATGGAAGTCACATTTCAAGAGCTATTAAGTGTGGATATTCCTATATGCAACATCAGTTTTCTTATGAAAAGGTCCCCTATATGAAGAAATTAAAAGCTCATACACCAAAGACTTTTAATACTAAGTCAAATACTGGTCCTAAAATTGGACAGTATGACGATGAAGGTAATTTAATACAAGTCTTTGAAACTATGACAGCCTGTCGTAAAGCAGGTTTTGTAAATGCTAATAAATGTTTACAGGGATTGAGGGAACATTGTAACGGATTCAAGTTTGCGTATATAAATTAAGATATAGTCTGAACAGTATGGAAACATACTGATTAACATTATTGTTTACAAAGTACACATCTAACGTAGAAAAGATGCGTAACTGCATGACTTTGATTCGTACTGATATTTCTTACAGTACTAAATATAAGGATATGGAAGATTCTTATATTAAAATCGGTGAAGGTAAAGGCGATAAATGTGAATCTGAAACTATTTATCGTTTAGATCCTATGAGAAAGAATCTTATCGACAACTTTATGCTTGCTCGTGAGCAAATGCTTTTGCTTGCTAAGGGTAACGTAAATATTGACGGTAAAGCTACAATCTCTGATCGCAATACCAGTCGCCAAATTCCTATTGGTGAAGGTTTGATTCCTCAGCTTGAAAGATTCTGTTCTAAGCAAGTAGTAGCTAAAGTTACTTTAGATACTTTCCATAACATTATCAGTCAAATGAGTTTGAAAGCAGAGAATCCTACTGGTAATCACTATGTATTTGCAGCTAATGAACCTATGTGGGCTATCTTTAATAAGACCATCTTCAAGTTCTTGGCAGATATGAAGACTGACGGTGCTTTATTCTATTCTAAGGATAACGGTATTGGTTATAAAGTAGGTGCCACTTTCACTTCTTATGAGTGGGCAGGTAACACTATTTCATTTACTGTAAACCGTGCTTTGACTCGTGAATATAATATGCCTTTCGCAATGTGTATTGATTTCACTGGTCAAAAAGGTCAGGCTCCTATCAATCTCTATACTTTTAAAGGTAAGGATTTCATTCTTAACACTCTTCAAGGTGTAGGTGAAAAAGATGGTGAAGTTTCTACTTTAGTTTCTGGAAGCGCAATGACTGTTCAAGGTTATGCTTCTATTGCAGTAACTAATCCATATCGTTCATTCTTACTTTACAGTACAGAACAAGCATATTAATATAATCAAAAAATAAAAGATGTTGAGTAAGGATTGAAAGATTATCCTTACTCATTTATTTATATAAAAGTTTTAATGTTTTATGGCTAAAAAGAAAAATGATATCCAAAATGATGATTTAAAAACTAATATCATTATTTTAAGAAGTGCTTATGGTAAAACTGAGCAAGAATGTTTCATTCAACCAATGCGTAACAAATACGGAGTTCTTCCAGATTGTGTTCGTAAAGTAAATTCTGATGGTGATATGATTTTATCAGACACTGATAAACAAAGACCTCTTGATGAATTTATTCCTGAAAATCACACTTTTGTAATCAAAGATGGTACTACTTTTGACCTTAATGTACCTCGTCAAAAAGCAGAATGGGAAGCTATTGAAAATTGTTTTTTAATTGCTAAAAGTCGAGATGCTAAAGATGCAGAAGGTAACTATCTCATTGATGGTACTACTAACAAATCAAATAATAGACAACCTCGTTATGGTAGAGCTATTTTTTATATTGAACGTCCTGGATTAATGGCACAAAAACAAGTTTCTCATACAAAACTTGTAAACAAGGCTCAAAACTTTATTTTTGAAGATCCTAGAGGTTACGATGGATTATTAGTTATTGCTAAAGTTCTTGGTAGAAATATGACCAATCAACCTGCTGCAGATCTTGAACATTTCTTACTTTCTTATGCAGCTAAATATCCTCAAAAGGTTATTGAACTTTATACAGGAGGTGATTTGTCTTTACAGCTTTTATTTATTACTGCTAAAGAAAAAGGTGTTATCAGAAAAGAGTCTGGTTTGTATATTTATGGCGAATCTCCTACAGTAACTTTAGGTGCTTCTGATGCAGCTGTTATTGAATGGATGAAACAATCCAAAAATCAAGCAACATTAAAACTTATCCGTCAAGATACTTTCCCTGAAAGTTATTTAAACACTGAATAATTTATTTATATGA